TACAACTACTGGCGAGTGGGGCGGCTTTATGTGGATTGACGATCCTCTTAAACCTGCTGATGCTAACTCCGAAACAGTTCGAGGCAATGTTAATGCTCTGTGTGGTTGGGCTGTAAGAACAAGGAGGAATAGTCGTGATACGCCATGTGTTATGGTAATGCAAAGACTGCATGACCAGGATACCACTGGGTTTATTATGAGTGGTCAGACTGCAAGCCAGTGGAAGCTGCTGTCATTGGCAGCTCTGAAGGATGGAGTTGCCTTGTGGCCTTATAAACATACGGTCGATGAGTTGCAGATTGAGCGTATGAATGACAAGTGGTTGTTTGCTGCTCAGTATCAGCAAGACCCTGTTCCTGAAGATGGCGAGTATTTTAGTGAGTCTGATGCTAGATACTACTCTAAACTGCCTGAAGGGCTTAATTACTACATCAGTTCGGATATTGCCTTGTCTGAGGGTAAAGGTGACTTTACTGAACACGCCGTATTAGGAGTTGATGCCAAGGACAATATCTATGTGGTTGACTGGTGGTCAGGTCAGGTTAATGACGTGGATGTTGTATCGTCACTTGTTGAATTGGTTAAACGGTGGCGGCCTAAGTTCATAGTGAATGAAGCTGGCCCGACATGGAAGGCTATTGAAGGCTCGTTAACTCGTGCTTTAAGGGATGCAAAGTGCTATGTATCTATGGAAGTGGTGTCGGCCGTAGGCAAGAAAGATGAAAAGGCTCGTGCTATTCAAGGAATGTGGCGCATGAATATGGTGTATATCCCTACTCGGTTACAGTGGGCTGATGAGCTGCTAGGTCAGATGAAGCGGTTTCCAAAAGGAAAGTTTGACGATAAGGTAGATGCCATTGCTAACTTTGGTCGAATCAGGGATAAGGTTGGCAAGAATCACCACGTCCGCAAAGGCACTGAAGAATCAGGCGATGAGAACGTGATGTACTTGTCTGGCTCTCAGCGGTCTAATCGGGCTGGAGGGTGGATGGGGATATAGCAAGAATTTCTGTATCTTTTGTCATTTTAAGGTGGTTAACAATGTCATTTTTGAAGTTATCTGCATCCTTTAAGAACTCCTTTCCTACGTCATCTGGATGAATGATTGTATTTGGCATAATAAATATCCTATATATCAGTAGATGCAGGGCAGTAGTAACCACTTACTACCACAGTGAAAGTCATGCCGTTATACTCATACTCGCATAGCATCCTGCCTTGCTGTAGGTATTCAGACCTACCTGTGTATATTGCCTGAGCTTGTGCCAGTATTGGGAGGCTAAACCCTAGTAAAATTGCTATAACTGCTATCTTTTTCATATATTCACCTTATATTTAGGCGTTGGGTTAATTGGCATGCCGGATGTAATTTCAGAAAGCACCTTGTTTTTTTCCTCGTCTGACATAGACCGCCACAATGAATCTTCATTATGGATGCTATCTATCTCTATTAGCTTAGTTATTATTTCAATGCTTGCCCGCGAAGCATTTACTTCTCTTTCTAGAATCCTACTGAGTAGCCATCTATTCTGTGAGGAAATTATCACAGCATATAAGCTAAGAGTAGTTGTGAATCCTATCATTGCAATATGCCAGTTCATACCAATACACCTGTTTTAACCACTAGCCATGTCCAACCGTCCTTAACCTCGACTGAAATATCAGGCTTCCCTGTTAGCCCTGCGCTTACTTCCTGTATTTTCCTGTTTGTCCACTCAAAGAAGCTGTCATTCTGCACTTCTGGCGCTATTCCTACCCTTATTTTCTCAATCATGGCCTTTCTCCTATTGACTTTGGTTAAGAATACTAGGATTATCCCACTATGCACTACGTAATTATGCGTAATTTTAGCTTAAAAAGCCCATAGGAGGCTATATGTCATATTCAACAGGTAATGCAGAAAACACAAAAAGCGTCAAGATAACCACAGTATCCTCTACGTATCTTGTAGATTCCTCTACCGGATCAGACCCTAACTATTGGACGTATACCGATACCAATGGCGATGCGACAACCTTTCATAATTATACCGGAACAGCTATTGCAGTTGGTGATCGAATCATAATCCCGAGAGATCAAGCAAATGTTCTGATGAAAGAAGCTGTTTACAACAACACTTACTTTGATAGTGAAGGCTCTATCGGTGATGTTGTTGCGCTTACTATCAGCACTGGCGGTACTGCATCAGATACGCTTGCTGCTATGACTGTTACAACTCCTGCTGATTTGGCTGCTGTTGCCGCACAGCTAGTCATTATCCAGAACTCAATCAAGTCATTGGGTACTAAAGTAAACGAAATTCTTGCTGCTAACTAAGGGGTAACTTATGGCATTCACTCGCGTCCAGGCTATTGCAGCCAACCGTCCAATTACGTTTGTACTCATTGCAGCTACAGCTAACGTAACTCGTGTTCCTCAAAACAGCACAAGCTACTACTGCAACTATAAATTAGTGCAGGATTCTGAAACTGCATACTTCAATGCTCCAGAAGGAACAACTTTCACCACAAGTGATTACGTTGTACTTGGTGCTGACGGGTATAACACTTTCATGAAAGGTGCCGATTACACTGCATCATACACTGCGGTAGCGTAATTTCATGGACGTAAAGTCCACCGCTTCAGAGGCAGTAGACACCTACTCCTATTCAGACGAGCAAGATGTTCTTTTAGAAATGAAGGAACGTCTTGACGATTGCTGGATGGATTGGGATCGTATATACCGGAAAAGTCTTGAATGCTGCGATATGATAGCGGGTAATATATTCCGCTATGACATAAAGGCGCAAAGGATTGCAGAAGGTCGCCCTGTTATTGAGGTAAACCAGCTCACTCAGTATACAGAACGGGTATTGGGTGATATGCGCCATAACCTTCCTGCTATCAAGTTTCGTGCTACAACCCCAAATGTAGCAGGTAAGGCTGTAGGCGAGAAAACCAAAGCTGAGTATGAGATGACTGAAATATACGCTTCGATTGTGAAGGGTATTGAGCAGAAGTCTAACGCAGAGCTATGGTATGACAGGGCTTCAGTCCAGATGGTGCATGGTGGTGTTGGCTGGCTTCGTTGCTATCCATGCTACAAGAGTGAAGAAAGTCTTGATCTTGATATAAAAATTTCAGGCGTAACGGATTTTACCAATGCGATATTGGATATGACAGGTCTAGAGCCTGACTTCTCTGATGCGCGTTATGGTTTTGTATTTGAGCAGATACCGAGAAAAGAGTTTGAAGCAAGATGGCCTGATGCGTCTGCTATCAGTATCAGCCGTAGAGAATATGCAGGACGGTTATGGTTCACTGAAGATATGGTGACTGTTGCTGAATACTTTGAGCGGGTTGCTGTTCCTGTAACGATATGCCGTCTTACTACTGGCGAGATTGTAGAGAAAGATGACGAAGATGATTTGATGCCTAAGTATCCTCCTGAGATGATTGTTCAGGAAAGAAAGACAATGAAGCACAAGGTTGTCTGGAGAAAGGTCACAGAGACAGATATTCTTGAAGGTGGTCACAAGGGCATTGAGTTGCCATTCAGAGAGATACCTTTAATCGCAATGGTTGGTCGAGAGTCGCTATCCGCACAAGGACGCAACTTCGAGTCATTGATTGTTCACGCTATGGATGCTCAAAGAGAGGCATGTTATTGGCGCACAATGATGACTGAGCAGGTAGCTCTACAGCCTAAAGCAAAATGGACAGCATCAGCGGCTCAGGTCGAGTCAAGACGGGATGATTGGGAGAGAGCTAATACTACTCCTCTTGATGTTCTTATCTATGACATTGACCCATTGAACCCTACTGGTCAGCCTCAAAGGATACAGCCACAACAGATCAATGCCGCGGATATGCAGCAATATATTACGTCTGTTCAGGATATGAAGGCTTGTATTGGGCTTTATGATTCAGCCATTGGCAATCTATCAGGTGAGGTGTCGGGCAAAGCGATACTTGCTAGAGAAAGGCAGACAGACATAGGAACATACGTTTATGTTCATCACAGAAACGAAGCTGTTAAGCGTCTTGGTCGTCTTGTGCTTCAAGGCATTAAAGCGATATATACCGATACTCAGACAATCCGCTTGTTCCTTCCTGATGAGACTACAGACTTTGTTGAAATCAATAAGGCTGTACCTGTTGAGGATGAGCAAGGAAAACGAGTCGAGATCGAGAACGATGTTACTGAAGGCGAGTTTGACGTTTATGTTGATGCTGGCCCTGCTTACAACACACTGCGGATTGAGGCTGTCAACAGCCTTATGGAGATGGCTCAAACCAACCCTGAAATAATGAGCATTGCTGGCGATATTATGGCGATGAATATGGATTGGCCAGGCGCTATGCAGTTTGCAGAGAGGCTCAAGCGAGCTACGTTTGCACAGAATCCGAATGTATTTTCTTCTGTTGAGTTGCAGGAATTGCAGAAAGAGCAGGCTAATAATCCTCCTCCAGCTCCAAACCCTGACATGCAATTACAGGCGGGTATTGCCGATGCGAATAGCCAGAAAGAGCAAGCTAAAGCAGCAAGGGCTGCGGCTGAGGCTGAGAAAGCAGCGCAACAGGCAGAGCAGGCTAAGGCTGAAGTAGTTTCAGGGCAAGCCAGTATTGATTTGCAAGAGCAGGTTAAGGCCATGGCTGCTCAAGCGATTGCCGATTACATTAGAGAAACAAGCGGTAATACTCCTTAGCATATTGACATTGCTGATGGAATAGGTATTATCCACTTAACAGGTATATTTCATCGTTGATGGATATGCCAAAAAACGACCATGCGTTTCCATGGGTTTACTAGGGCGGAAAGTCAATGAGTCAAGAATCTGCTATAGATTTGATGGTTAAGGCAATGGGTGGAGAAGAAGTTAAGGCCGAGGTTAATGCTGAAGTTGAGACTGATTTGCCCAAAACAGATGTTGAAGAAGTTGATACTGATGATGATAGTCATTCAGAGTCAAAGATCAAAGACAGACTGGAAGCCAAAGCATTCAAGTTGAGAGAACAGAAGCGCGGGTTAAAGTCCGAGAACGCTCAGTTACGTGCAGAATTGGAAGCTCTAAAAGCACAAAAGTCAGAGCCTGACATTCTTGATTATGAGGATGAGGCCGAGTACCAGAGTGCGGTGGAAAGTTACGAGCAATCAAAGGCATCAGTTCAGCCTTCTGATTTTGTTCTGGCAAGGGCGCAAGACACCCTGAAGGAACAAGTCGAAGAATGGGATGAAGCCCCAAGTGATTGGCTTGATGTTGTATCGGATGGCAGTTTGCCATTTGATAAAGAGATGTTGATGTTGCTTGCTGACATTGATAACGGCGCAGAAGTTATGTACTCGTTAGCAAAGGATAAAGAAGCGCTCAACAATATCGCATCGAAGCTATCACAGGTTAAGCGTGACAAGGCACTGAATGACTACATTGATAGCTTGTCAGTTCAAGATAAAGGCGCAAGCGTGAATCAGATGGCAGGCAACCGAACCCAGAGACCCACTGTTTCTGCGATTAGTCCGGTTGGTGGTGGCAGTAAAGGCAAAAGCTCTTTGGAGTCTATGTCGGTAGCTGACCACATGGCAGCGGCTAGGCGCGGTAAACAATTTTAATTTAAGGTGAATGACTATGAGTAACAGAATTTTAACAGATGACATTATCGGCAAACGCGGTCTGGCTCAGATGATTAACAACTTGGGCATTGTCCAGCGCTGTAATCGTGATTATCAGGCAGAGTTCAAGAAGGTTGGCGAAAGCATCCAGTATCGTTTGCCTGTTCGTGCATCGCGCACAACTGGTATGGCTCTGGCACTTCAGCCATTAGTTGAACAGACTCGCAGTCTGGTATTGCGTGGATGGGAACAACAGGCGTTTGATTTCGATCAGCGCATGTATGCTCTTGATATTGCCGACATGGATTCTCGCCACATCACTCCCCGCATTCGTGTTATGGCAAATGCTATGGATAAGAGCGTGGTTGATAATTACTGGAAAATCTTCAACTGTGCAGGCAATGGTGGCACTCAGCCTTCTACTGCTGCAACGTATACCAATGCTCGTGCTAAGTTGCGCGCTATCGGTACACCTGAAGATGATATGTATACTCTGGCGTTGAACACTGTATCTGATGCAGCAATCCAGAATGGCATTATCACTCCTTCTACTTCCGCTATCTATAACCCAACAATGGCTATGGATGCGTTTGTAAAAGGTCAGCTGGCTTATCCGGTTGCTGGTATGACTACTTTGACAACTGCCAACATGCCTAATCACACGTTTGGTACTTTCTGGGATGGCACTGCTATCACTCAGACTGCAACTGCACTTGTTCATAGCGTGGCAAACAACACAACCACTATCGAGATTACTGGTGGCGCTACTACTGGTACTGTCTTGAAGGGTGACTTGTTTGTTATCAACGGTGCTTCTTCTGGTGGCGTAAACTCTGTCAACCAGATGAACTATCAAGATACCAGTCATCGTCAGGATTTCACTGTTGTTCAGGACGCTACTGCTTCTGGTGGCACTGTGACTATCGTTGTGTCTCCTTGCATGAATGCTGGCACATTGACTACCACTAACCCTGATACTGGCGCTTCTGTAAGTTTGGCGGCTTATCAGAACGTAACTCGTGTGTCTGTTTCAACTGATGTAATTGTTCCACGCGGTACTGGTGGAGCTACTTACACTCAGGACATTATCTACCACAAAACCTGTTTCACTTTTGTTCAGGTTGATGTTGAGTCTCCTTATGGCTTTGCAGGTGGTAAGCAGTCACATGAAGGGTTCTCAATGACAGTAAGTAAGGCTGGTGACATTCAGGGCTTCCGCAGCATTATGCGGTTTGACTCTCTGTATGGCACTGATGTTACTTATCCAGAAATGGGTATGCGCGTACTTGGCGCGGCATTGTCCTAACGGTAACGGGGGGTGGTGATCCCATCCCCCTTATTATTTCTGGAGGTACATCATGGCTACATTAACGGCT